GCAATCACATCCTCTTTCACTTTCATCATGTTCATGGTGGCCCTGTCACTCCTGCTCCTCAGGCTCTCCACTGCCTCACCATGCACCAGTGAAGCATGCTCTGGCCCTTACCGCATTTCCAAGTACAAGATGCCCACCATCGATGTGTCCAACCACAAGACCCACGTCACAGTTTGGAAAGGGCCCAAGGAAGTCACCGGAATATTGGGTTACCGAAGCAGGTACACCGCCTACTGCTACGAAGGAGGAGTGCTGGACGGAAACACCGGTTGCACCAAGTGGCATGTGATGTTCCCTCCTTCAGCAGCGGAGCTTCAAAAATGGGCCATCGATGGAAAGTGCTATTATGGAGTGGAGTGTAACAAGGGGGGTGATTGTTGGGGCAGTTGGGCTGACAGGTGCCATGATGATCGAGTGGATCTCAACTCAGCCCAGGAAAAAGAGTACAACGGGAACAACGACGAGTGGAGGATGTTTGCCCATCACACATGTATTTCCACTTGGAGATGCGGATTTAGTAAGAGTTCTTACCCCATCCACTTCACAAATGTAAAGAAAGGGAGGGGTGATGGGGACATCACTTACACTTTGGCCACTTACGACCAGCACGGGTCTATTCTCTCCCTTGATAAACCGTCTGTAAAGATAGACCAAGAAACCACCCTTTCCTTTGAACTCCCTCGGTCGTTGGTGAGCAGGTCGTCTACTGAGATAGACTGCTTCTTTGGGAATGACCAAACTCCCGTGTGCCAGCTCAATGAGCATTTCGAGGACCTTGAAGGACAATTTGTGACGTTCAATGGAGACTACACTGCTACTTATGGGAATTACCTTCTGGCCCTAAATGACAAGAAGGCTATAAATGGGTCTGTTGGTGCTAAGAAGTTTGGGAACAAAGCATGGGTGGAGAAGCAATTGGGCAAGGCTGCATCACTCGAAGATGTAAGGAACATACTGAGCATCCAGATGTGGTCGCACCAGGAGTCGGGTTACAATCTAGTGCAGCTCTACAAAGTAGTGGGCGAGATGATGAACACACTGACGACTGTGATAAACAGTGTGGGCAAGCTGGACGATGAGTTAATAGGGAGGTTAATTGGAGTAGAGGGAAAGAGCAAGTGGTTTAATAGTGAACTGTTCCACATGTGTCCCTGCTTTCAGTTGGGTAGCTTTGGGGACTCCAACTGCGCCTCAGGATACATTTTCAGTGAGGGGAGAGTCAAGGTTGACAAAGACGGGAGCAAATGCACTTCATTTGGCGGATCAATCACACCCCTTTACCTCTTCGACAATGTGAGTTATAAGTTTGCGGTGCTTCACACTCCCCCAGCTCAAGGCGTGGCTCAAGACTGGGAGGGATGGAGCTGGCTGGCCGCTGAGAAACAACGTCTGATAGAAACCATGACTTTTCAAGACTCAGTGTCTGGGGGGAACAATGTATTATCTCAATTATACAAAGAGACTCTAGACTCCTTCAACATTTGGAAATGGTTTGAGCGGTTTTCAACTCTGGCTGCCTGGGGCGCACTAGCAATATCGGTGATCAATATGATGAGGAAGTAGAGGCCCTTGGTGCACAGAGTACACTGTTGTGAAAAAAGAGGATTGTGATTGCT